TTTCGGGTGCTTTGTCTGCCCTGGCGAAAATCGCGGTGCGGTCCATCACTTCACCTTCCCTATGTACGCCAGCGCCTTGTCAAGGCGGGCTGCAAGCCCCGGCATGTCGGGCTTCCCCGGCGCACGGTCGTTGAGCGCCTGCACCAGCGGCTGGACTCCCGGTATGGACGATGCCCATGAATTGAGGATCAGTTCCCTGTCGCCGACCATCGCGGGCCGGTGGACGTCCCCGGGTAGCCCTCCCGATGGATCGGATTTCCCTTCGGCGTAGGATTCGCTGAGCTTGCCGCCATAATAGGGGTCGTATACCCTGTCCATCAGCGCAGGGGTCATCTTGTTGATGGTGGGATTCCCGCCATATTTGTAGGGGTCACCCTCGGCGTTGCTAGGAGGGCGATCCTTCGGAAGGGTCGCACCCCAATCAGGTGCGCTCATTTGCGTGCGCTCCTGCGGGAGTGATTCCCCCCATTTTGTGGACAGTTCCTTGGGGATCGCGTCCTTCCATTTTGCCGTTGATTCCTGCGGGAGCGTCCTCGCCCAATCGGGGGCGGATTCCTCTGGGTAGGCTCCCCAGTCAGGCAACCTTTTAGCCGGAGTTTCTGGGGTGGATTTTTTAGCCATGAACGGGTGATTCTTTATTGAGTCGGCCAATGCCGTGAGGAGGTTCCCCGGGGTCTGCGTGGACTTCCCCCCAGCGTAATATCCTTGCCAACCTGTACCGACCCCTTTCTGCGGGTTTTTCTGCGGTGCCTTCGGAGCGAACGCATTCCCAATAGCGCCACCAATCGCCCCTCCCACCGGGCCGCCCATGACGCTGCCTGCCAGCGTCCCCATCCCCGAAAGGAACCCGCCCTCGCCAGCGCTGACTGCCTGCGCCTGTTTCTGCCCCAAGTCGGCCATCGTCGAACCATAGCCGAGCGTCTGCCCGCGCTGGGTCACATCGGCGTTCAGGTTCCCCAGCTTCTGCTCCACGTTCTGGCCGCGCTCCTGCACTTCCTGCCCCGTCAACTGCGGCAACAGGCTCGAATAGGTGCTCCCGTAGGTGTTCGCACCGGCCGCGCCGCCCGCGTTCGCACCGGCCGCGCCGGACAACCCGGCCGCGCCAGCGGCTCCCATCGCCTGCGACCGGGCCCCGCCAGCGGCAGTCTCGGCCCCCCTGACAGCGGCTCCGGACGCCGCGCCCCCAGGGCCCATGTCAACGTTTGGGTCAATGGTGGAAGTGGCGACATTCGCCGGGGCACTCGCCATCGCGGCCTTCGACGCCTCGGCCGGGTCATACCCGCCGCCGAATATCTCATTAAGGAAGTTTCCCGCCATATGTCCCCCTACACCCGCACTTCATTCAACGGTATCGCCTCTGCGTCGGGCGAATAATAGACAATCGCCTCCATCAGGACGATCTTCTGCTCCAGCGTGACGTGGCGTATCCCGAATGACGCCGCCATCACATTGGAATGGGGCGGGTTCCACGAGAACCTGTAATACCCCTGTGCGCTCAATAGTGCCATGTTCTGCATGTCGGTGTCCACGCCCGTCGTGCCGTCAGGCAGGATGTAGTTGCATGACAGTTCGATTGTCCCGGGGATGTCCCCGGAACACCATATCTGCCCGCAGAACCGCCCCACCCGCATCGTGAGCCATTCACCGGGGGAGACGTAGGAACTCTGCCAATTAAGCGGCATGAGGTTCCCTGTCCCTTGGGTGTACTGCCATGTGCCATAGGTCAGGCCACAGATGAAGTACATGCCCTTGGATGTGCTTTTCAGAAACGACGTGGAAGTCCAGAAGTTCGGCAGAGGATTCTCGGTGATCGCCAAGGGCTCCGGGTTTATCGACTGCTGCGCGTCGTACCGCTGTGTCTCCTCGCGCACCGACAGCACCGTAGTCGAAGTCGCGAGGTACAGGCAATTGTCGCGAACGCTGAAAACGCCCCCCGTGACGGTGGGCTTGAGGTTGAACTGGAACAGTTTCCGCAACGTCTGGCCGCCGTCGAAGCTGTACACCGAATTGTCGAAGCCCGACAGGAAATAGGCCTTCTCAGGTGAGGCGCACAGGTAGGACATGCCAATGGCGTAGACCAGTTTGACCGCTGCGCCCTGCACGACGCCCGTCGTGCCATAGGTCAGGGGCACGAGATAGATGTACTCCCCGTCGCAGGCGTATATCGCCCCGTGGATCAGGAAGGTCGCCGCCATCCTCCACGGCAGCAGATTCGACCCGCCACCGGACGGGAACAGGTAATACCCGAGGTAGTTGTACGTCTGCACCGCCACAGCGTTGAGCATCTGGATGCCCACGCCTGAATAGGTGGCGTCTCCTCCGGCTGGGACGTTGGCGTTGAAGACATACCCTCCGTTGTGCGCCCCCGTGACCGCTATGGTCGCCGCAGATCCCAGGGTGCAGACATAGTAGTCACCAAGGTATGCCGTGGTCTGGCCGTTCCATGCCGACCACCCGATTGGCGTGCATTTGCCGGAACTCACGTCGGTCGCCATCGGCGCGATGTAGCTGTAGTTGGCGTATGTCTGGCCTGGGTCGATGCAGGATGAGTACTTGTTGAATATCTTCAGGTACATCACCGAGGTCACTTCGGTGAGTCCGGAGTTCTGCATGAAGAAGCTCGGCGTGTAGGCCGAGTAGCTGTACAGGATCCGCTGGTAGCTGCAGTCGATGATCGCCTTGGCCGAGGCCGAGTTTATCGTCACCACGCCCGACGCTATCTCCTGGAACACGGGGGCGGCGGTGGTGTAGGTCGAGACGAACGTTCCGTTGTTGAGCTTGTAGACGCAGATTCCCGTCAGTGAGGTCGGCCCACGCCATGAGAAGGGGTGAAAAAAGTAGTTCCGGTTGATCCCCAGCGCGGGGTTTCCCTGCATGATGTCGAATCCGAAGGAACCTCCGGCGAAGTCGTTGACGAGGTTCCCGCAGTCCTGTGCGTCGCCGAACGAGGTCGAGTTCATGGCAATCAGCGCGATGTTGTTGGCGTAGGAGCGAAGGACGAACATCCCCGCCGCGACGTCGAGCTGCGGGTACGCCGCTGGCTTCAGGGTGTCGGTGGTGTTCGCCTGCTTGACGCTCAGGTGGAAGCACCCATAAGGGGATGTGGCGGGGGCGGCTCCTCCGGAGGAGTACACGCCGGAGCATCCGTAGGGGGTGACGACCCCCGACTCGAGCCGGAAGGTCGCCGCCGATGCCGCTCCGGAATAGAGCCCTCCAGTCGCCGAACCGACCGCTGGGGGGGTATATGCGCCGTTTTGCCAGCCAGTGGCCGCCGCTATCGCTCCCGCCGCCGATATGTTCACCCAGAACGCCGGTTCCCGTGCGTCCATCGTGGAGCATCCCAGCGACATCGCCGTGTTCGTCGTCGCGAGGACATAGGGGCCGTAGTCGCCAAGCATCACGCCGGAAGCTGTATAGGACGCCGAAGTCAAGGTGCTCCATCCGGCATAGTTCGAGACGGTGGTGTTGTAGTAGCACCCCGAGGTCACGCCCGAGGTGCAGGTGAACACCAGCCGCCCCGCGTGCCAGTAGCAGGATATGTCCGCCAATTGCCCCGCGTTGACCGCCTTGGAGGTGTTCACCACGCCGCCGGAATTGTTGTACTGGATGTAGTACACGCCGGTGACGATCTTCGAATAGATGAAACCACCATTGGTGACACAATTGGCGTAGGTCAACGTGTTCGCCCGGGCGAACCTCGCGCATGACCCCGCGTCCATACCCGCCGCCGCCGCCGTCTTGGTGTTGTATATCGTGTTGGTTATGTAGTCGAACTCGTCTATCGCGATGAGATCGGTGCCGACGTAGCGCAGTCCCAACAGGGTGTAGGTCTGCCTCGCCACAGCAGTCCCTGATGCCACCACAACGTCGAGGTACTGCGCGGGTATCTGCTGGCGCTTGAAGTAGCTGCGTGTCCCGCTTCCCCCGATGCTCCCGAACCCGACGTAAGCCCCGGTCGATCCTGAAGGGAACAATGTGTCGAGGGGAAGCAATGCATCCGATGGGTACAGGGGCGGGGAGTAGTTCAAGGTCTGTGAGAGCGTCGAGACGTTTCCCGTCGCGGAGTCAATTCCAACCACACATCCGTTCGAGGTGACGTAGGTGGTGAACGTGGAAGGGAGGGTATTCGATTCCTGGAAAAGCTCGGTTATCCCGCCGTCACGCTGGATGCCGTTGTTGGCTATCGCCGGGCCGCCCGTGGATATATCGTAGATGTCCTGCGACACCGAGGTGGTGTTCAATGGCGCGGAAAGTGGGAGTGGCTGCTCTGTCCCCCACGGCGTGTCTCGTGCCACTATCTCCCCCTATATGTACGGTGCGAATCCCTGCCCGAACTGGTTCTTTATCGGCTCCCCATGGCTGTCGTCCCGCGACATCTGCGAGAGCATCGAACTGATTATTTCCTGCTTCCTCGCCATCCATGGCGCGATGTCCGCCTTCTGCTTCCGGCGGATCTCAATCGCCACCTGGTAGGCCATGAGTTCCGGTATCATGTTGTACGGATACACGAGGTCTGTGGTGACATCCACCTGCGCTGGCCGGGGGTAGTACCAAAGGCAGTACTTGAGGTATCCAGCCGGATCATAGACAGAAAGGTATTTCCCCTCGAAACGGTACGCCGGTGAGTTCTGGGTGTTGCCGAAGTTCTCTATGGTCATCTTGCTGACGGGGTAGTACCCCATCGTGCCGCCATATCCCTGGTACTGGATCATCCGTAGGCGGTAGAAGTAGTCAGGGAAATCAACGATGTTGGTCGTGTCCAGCATCCAGACAAATTGCCTGTCCGCGTCAAATGTGACCGCCACGTCGGTCGTCGGATCAAGGTAGTACGCCGTGACAAAATAATCGTCGTTGTTGGTGCAGAGGAATGCGTATATCTCCTCCCATGACAACTGGACGGCGAACAATGCCTCGGCCGGGGTATAGAATGAGACATTCGGGACATCAGCGAGGGCCATACCGTTTGTGATGATCGTCGATACCAGCATCGGCCCTCCCCGTCAAGCGAGGCATGGGGGGATTTCACTCCCCCCATGCCGATGGTCAGTTGAACTGGACCGCGCAGCAATGTCCCGGTGCCACGACGGCGAAGTTCCCGTAGAAGCTGAAGTCGATCCGCATGCCCTTGCCCGACTGGAGGTCTATTTGGCTGGTGGTGTACATGTCATTCACCAGGAACTGGAAGTTGGTCGTCGGCTCGCCCTCGCTGGATGCCTTGGGCGCCCCGGGTGCGTTGTCCAAGGGGATGTTCTCCATGATCGGGGAAGCGTTTGACAGGCCGAACAGTCGGATCGCTCCGGTGTCCAGGATGAACGCCGTGTTCTTCGGGCAGTAGGGATCGTCGAACACCATGTTGAGCCAGCTTGTCGAGAACGACATCTGGAACTGGTCGATGCCCTGGGTGATGTTTGCCTTGCCCTTGGATACGCCACCCTGAATGTCCTGGTAGAACGTCCTGTTCGCGAGGGCCTCGTTCATCAGGAACCCGAAGTCGTCGTCGTTGACAACGATAAGGTCCACAATCCCGCCACCGCGCCGAGCCTGCTTGAGGCCGCGAAGAAGGGCCTGGGTGTATGCTTCGTTGGCTCCCACGTTACGGTAGACGTACTGACCGGCATATTTGTCCGGCGCTACGCTGCGGTTGACCCCGTAGAAGTTCGTCGCGATGTAGGTCGCCCAGTTGGCCGCGTTGGTTCCGCCGCCGGGAGCCGTGGTCGATCCACGGTAGAAGGCGGTGGTGAGCCATGACCCCAGACCGACAGGGGCATTGGGCTGGGCGTTGACGTCGCGTCCGCCCTTGATGAGCACCCAGTCGCCGACCGCGAGGCCGATTGCGGCTCCATATGCGGTGGCGAAGGTGATGCGGGTGTTGCCGCTGCCTTGCTGGCCGATGGAGGCGACAACGTAGCTGGGGCCAGCCTGGATGCTCCCTCCCCTGAAGGCACCGGAAGGGGTGGGGGCGAATTGGAGCACCGAGCCCGGATCGACGGCCATCGCGGTGGAGGGATCCACATCGATGTAGATGTAGCCCGTGGTGTCCACGACGTTGACCTGACCGAGTTCCAGGTATCCCTGGTGATAAAGGCAGGTCGCGAGGACTTTCCGCAGATCGTCCATCGCGAGCATCGCCCGGAGGGAGAATACGCTGATGAAGGCTGCCCGGTCGCCCTGAGAGGCCAGGAACTCCTGGGGGTCGAGGACGAAGGAGGAAAAAAGGCGGCCAGGGGTCAGAAGCATCGAAGCCGCGGTGTAGGAGTTCGCGGCCTGCTGGGTTACCTGATTGAAATCAGAGGAAACCGCCCCGGATCCGTAGGGAACCATCGGAAGGGGGATGTATTTCCCGCCGACCCGTTCCTTCTTGATCATCTTCAGGACGGGGGAGTTGCGGAACACCAAGGCTTCCACGTCCTGGACGCCATAATATTCCTTCAATACCGCCAGAACACTGGTGTCCTGGGTTACGCCGCTAGCCATTAGTGTGCCTCCTTGACTTTCATCTTCTTATTCGAAAGGGACTCCGACAGCTTGTGCCGATCCCCGCCGAGTGACTTCATCTGCGACATGATCTTAGAAACCGCATCTGGTTCCTCTTCCGGGGCTTCCTCTGGAGGGGCTTCCTCTGGAGGGGCTTCCTCTGGAGGGGCTTCTTCGGCCATCGGTGCCTCTGCGGGCGCCGCTTCGAGGGCATCCTCGCCTTCAGCCGGTAGGACTTCTTCCTTGACCCCGACGTACTTTCCGAACCTGCTTTTTGCCTCTCCGAGCCTTCCCTTGATCCACTCGTCCCGCTCGTCGTCGCCGGGGGCCTCGTCGCCCATGAGTTCCTCGATCAGCGAGTCCGAAAGGCCTTTCCCGTAGACTTCCTTGTGGAAGCCCTCGTAGGGTTCCATGTCCTTGCCGTATTTTCCCGACAGTTCATCGGAAAGGGATGACCTCTTCTGGGAGTCGGCGGCGCCGATGAGGCCCTGCGTGAACTTGAAAAGAAGGTCTTTCGTCTCTCCCAGGTCTTCCTCAAAGTCGCGAAGCCGGGCGCCAATCGCCTCGAATATGGGCCCCAGTTCCCGCGATATGACAGACTGTATAAGCCCCTCATCCTGAGCAGCGTCAGGGTTGCCCTTTTCCATATCAGGCATTGTTCGCTCCTGTCATTGGATTCCCGGTGTTGCCCGGGGCCGGAGCGCCTTCCGCGCCCCCCGGAGCCGACGGCCCCGGTATGCCATTCGCCGACACTGGCGGCATGGTCTGGATCATCGCCTGCACCGCCTGTGGTGGCAGCCCAGGGTACATCACCGACATCAGGGCGGCGGCCTGCGCCTGCACTATCAACCCCGTGTTCATCTTCTCCAGTATCCCCAACAATCCCGAAATCTGGCCCGAGTCGAAGGCTTTGTCCTTCAGGGGCTCCGGCGGGGGTGGAGGCATCTTGGGCTTGAGGAAGTCATTCACCAGCGTCTTCTCATCGTTGACCTTCTGGAGTAGCTCCGCCAACCGCTTCAGATACTTCTCGTCGTCGCCGGAGGAAAGCAGGATGTTCATCTGCTTCACGATGTTCGACTCGAGTTCTTGGAGGTCAACCGTCTCCCAGTATTCATACTTCTCACCATTCAGGCACTCGTCGATTATGTGCTGGGCAGCGTCGTAGTTCGCCCCGAGGATGGTCTGCACTCCCTCAAGGTCAGGCAACTGCATGAAGTGGCTCGCCATCGAACGGTCAATGAACCCGCCGTTGATCATCGCCTGGATCTGCACCATCTTCCGGTCGGGGTCCTTCGAGAGCATCGACGCCGCCGAGAACTGGATGGAATACTTGTCCTTGTCGTTCCTGGCGTCACCCCACGACACCGATTCCCGCATCAATTTCGGCGGGAGTATCGCCTTCCCAGCGGGGAATACATCGATGCACAGTCGGGATATGTCCACAAGAAAGTGGGTGAACCGCTGGAGCTGCACGTTGAACCTGTCGGACTCGATGTCCTCGAGCGTCTGCATGGCCTTGCCGGATTCGACATCGGCGGGCTTCTTGGACTGCGCCGACATCTCGGATATGCCTTCCAGCGCGTAAGCCTTCTTCATGTACATCTCAAGAAGCTGGATCCACTCCTGGCTCATCGGTGACGGTGTGACGAAGTTCACCTGCCCGTTCTCCCCACCGGAAAGGACATCGTAGGCGGTCACCGCGTTGTTGAGTTGGCTTGCCTTGAGGCCGGATCCCTTCGGGACGAAGGCGAGAGCAAGTGGCATGTTCCTCGTGGCGTTGTCGAAACGCTTCACGAGTTCGTCAACCTCGCGCTGGATTGGGTACAGTGAATCGGCGAGACTCTGGCTGAAGAACCCTTTCAGGGGTTCAGTGTAGTATATCTCCTGGAACGGCCTCTTATAGAGGCCATTGTGGGTCTGCCGGTAGTCGAGGTCGATGGCCGCGTGGACTTGCTCGGAGCCGTAGAACTCCCATTTTTTGCCGCTGTAGAGGTCGTAGTACTCGGCGTACTCGTCCTTCGCCTGCAAGTCGTAGGCGAGGTACTCCTCGAGCTTCGGATTATCCATCGTGTTGATGAGGGCCGCAAGCGGGTAGTGTTTGCGCCAGCGCATGACGTGGGTGACCTCATTGTGCATGTATTCAGCCGGGTCGATGAAGTATTCCCACGGTGGGACGCGCTCGAGGCATATCTTGGCGGCATCGACGTACATGACGCCCATGTCGAAGACCGCCGAGTCGCGGAAACAGGATACCGACTTCTCGTAGGCTTTCTGGTCGTCCAGCCAATAGTCGAAATGCTGCTGGAGCGCCTTGCAAGCCTTCCCCGTGTCGTAGTCGCCATGAAGCGGGTTGAAATAGGGTCGCACCCTCGCCTCGGATACCTTGGAGGTGAGCGTGTCTATGCACGATTTGATGAGGTTGAACTGGGTCTGCACCCCGTCGGTGTTCACGGCGGGCATGACGTATGCCTGGGGCCAGACGTAGGGTGTCCAGAGATCTTCCCTGCGGACACCGTTGTTCATGTATCGGTTCATGTTGCGGATATACTTGCCCTCGCGGGCGGAAAGGTTCTTCCGAAGGGCGGAAAGCCCGTCGCGGGCCCTCTGTTCCTCGGTCTTGGGTGAGAGACGTGCCATCAGACGCTTCAATTGGTCGTTTTTCACCACACGTCTCCATCTTGAATGGCATTCTTGGCGACGATTCGCCGGAATCTGAAGATTTTCCCGTCATTGTGAGCGAAAATCTCGAAATCATATCCCAAAGGGGCCAGTTCTGAGCGAAAAAGGTCGAGCGAGAGGTCTTTTCCGACTACGGACACGCCAGTTTCCTGGTAATCCTGCGTTGTCTCCGGGTTCTTTCCCAGAATCCGCGAGAAAAGACCCCTCGTTCGACTCAATTTCTTACATTCCAACAGGGGCGGGAACGGAGACGTACCAGATCGACGCTTGGATCAGCGCCACCGACGAGGCCACCGAACAGGTCAAGGAGAGGGCGTTCCCCGGCATGAGCGCCATGAGCCCCTGCATGTCCACCGACAACTGGGAGTCCAACGCGGTGGCCTTGAGGTTTATCCCTGTGGCGGCATAGAACGCCGGAGCCGCTGTGTAGGTGCTGGTCGCAGGCGCCCATTTGATGACCGCGTCGGCCGGCCCTCCGACCAGCGCATTGACGGGTGCCACGTTGGTGAAGGACACCACGGGGTTGCCCGTGCCGATGTTGGCGCCGGTCCCCGTGGTCACCGACCACAGGAGGTTCGACGCGGTCACCGCTCCGGAAAGCCAATTGGCGTTGAGCATGATCGGATAGACGATCCTCCCCGACCCGGAGGGATTCCACAGGGTCGGGACGTTGCCCGTGGTCGCAGACACGAGGATGGCTATGCCAGCCGCCGCCGTGGAGGCCACATAGACCTGGCCTCGGCGGACAAGCTCCGCATAACGGCCATTGTAATCCTGCACAACCGTGGAGCCGTAGTTGTCGCCCCGCTGGTTTATTGAACTCGAATCATTCGCGGCCTGTGGGCCGACGACTACCTGATTGGGCATTCATACCCTCCTTTTAGCATCGAGCCGTGACATCCACGGTCCCGCCGGTGACATTCACCCTGACGGCGGTACAACCCTTGACAAGGGTCCTCGTGGTGTCCGACACCGTATCGGTCAAAGCATAGACATGATCATAGGCGAGAGTGGTGCTTCCCGGGATGATCTGCCCGGTGGGTGCCAAGTCGAATGGCGACTCATCAGATCCCTCGAGGAACGCTGTCCCGCCTCCCGAAACGAGGAAGAAAAGCGTCACCGCCCATTCCCCCGCGTCGGGCGCGAATATCCATTCCTGCGGACCAGTGGTCTGATACCTGACCTCGAGGAACTGCTGCGGCCCGACGACCACCTCTGTGGAGGACGCCATGTTGCCGACCGGATTCCGCGTCATGTACTTCGCCATTTTAATTACCCCACCAACTCGAAACAGGCTCCGTAGACGGTCACCGCGTTTGACGCCGACGCCGTGCCGATCTTCATCGAGACATCAAGGATGTAGCTCTGGGTGCAGTCCACCGTGGTGACGTTCGGTGCGCTCTGGTAGCCGGAGATGCCATAGCTCAGTTCCATCGAGCCGACAATGGAACCTGCCGTTCCGCCAGAAAGCACCACGAGACTGGGGAAGATCATCATCCCGAGGCCGTTGTTGGTTATCGTGGTGAACGCCGTGGTGTCCGCGATGGTGTAGGCCACCTTGCCCGTCATCGGGTTGCGGAGGTGCATCCTCACCTGGAACGTCGGTGTCGCCGTGTTGTTCCACTTCGCCAGTATCCTGCCTGACAGCCATGTCCCCACCGTCAGCGCCCCGTAGGGTGCCGTCGGCACGTTCAACTGGCTGGATCCAGGCAGGAGCAATGAACTGCCCGGGCCCTTCCCCGAAGGATCGGGGGAAAGGTTCACATAGCTCATCACCGACGGGTTTATCGCTGTGCTCACGGTGTTCGCCGTGAAGTTGGCGTTGGAGCTAGCGTTCACCCCAGAGAATATCGAGAACTCCGCGTCACCAACGCCGCCTGTGGCGCTCGCGCCGATGACATATCCCGCCGGGAGGTAGTTTATCGAATACGCCCCCGACGAGAAGAGTGATGGACCGTTCAAGGTCCCTATCACCCCTCCTTGGTTTTGTGTTTCCATCCACGCCATTTTTTGTCCCCTTTCCTTAGTTGTAGGCCCACATGCGGACGCCCAGGGTTTCCCAGTAGTTGCCGATGTTCGGGGTGCCGTCAAGCACCCTCACATCGAAGCCGACAGGGACGGTGGTGTCGAGCGCGACGACCCTCGCCGTGGCGGGAGCAGCCCAGGACCATGCCGCTGCGGTGGTGTTTATCCCACTGGCCGCCGTGTATATCTGGACTTCCATCATGGATCTGATGATCGACTGGGCATAGGGCGAGGAGATGGCTGCGGCCCCATACTGCTGGATGATGATGTCGGCGGTGATCTTGAAGGGGAACGGGCCGACGGCCACCTGAGCCAACGCCGCAGAGGCGATGAGCGAGGTGAACGAGGTCGCTCCAGCAGAGGTCACAAGTCCCGCCGTGAAGGTCGCGGTGCTGGTGGTTGCCGCCGTATGGCTGCCGATGATCTCGATGCGGTACATTGACCCCGACTGCGGGAACGATCCGGCGGTCGAGAAGTTGAGCGTGTCGGCGGCCTGCAGAAAACCGGCGGGGACGAATGGGCTTCCCCAGTACAGCGTGGCCGCCTGGAGGTACATCGTGCCGGAACCGGCGTCTGTGTAGGCGATGGCCGCGCCACCAGGGGTCAGGGAGAAGTTCCCCGTGGTCGCAGAAACCCACTTGTAGTAGTAGGTCTGGCCGGGGATGAGGCCCGTGGGGGCCACCGCTCCGGCGGCGAGGGCTATCTTCACCGGATAGTCCATGTAGTTGAGGGTCGTGATGAACGGCCCGGCAGTTGCCGTGGTTCCCAGAAGCCCGTTCGAGGACGAGAAGGTGACGGCGGCGTCACCGCCCCATGGCAAAGTCGATGTCGTGAGCTGCCCCAACTGGTACGCGCCGATGAGGCTCGACCCAGAGTTGGTGACCGTGCCGGTGGATATCCCCACGGCGGCGGACGGGCAGGGCTGGTTGTAGAACAGTCCAGGAATGTCCAGGTTGGCTCCCTGCTTGCTTTTCAGTTGCAGGGCCTCACGGCTCATTGGACCAAAGATCGAGTTAGTACTTGGAATCCCAGCAGCCATTTAAAGGCCTCCTTGATCCGGCCAGGGGCCGGTCATTCGTTCGTGTTCGCCCGGATGTACATCCGTCGCAATATCCGATAGTGCGCGTCATCGCACCCAAGTGACCCCACCGCATGGAATAAAGCCACGATCCTGTCAAGGTTCGGCAGCTTCTTCCCCACCAGGTGCTCGACCTCGAACCAAGTGAATGAATCCTCCACCTGCTCGTTCGACCTCGACACCATCAGCTTCCCGAGCAGATGCCCCCACGCCTTCTGGGCGGGTGTCTGCTCCTCCATCGCCTTGGCGAACTCCGGGTTCCCTCCCTCGAGCTTCCGCCTTAGCCTGCCCCGAGCCGACCCGACCTTGTCCAGTTCGGCCTCAAACTCCTCATCAACCGCTCCATCCGCCTCAGCAATCTCACCCATCGGCTCCCCCTCATCATCTTCCACGCCTTCTCGATGTCAACCGGGGCGCCAGCCCTTGCGGCCCCCGGGTACAGCCTGTCAAGCGCGGCAATAACCTCCGACTGGTCTGAGCTTACCATCAGGTGCCTGTTGAGGTTCCACTCAACTCGATCTTGGCCACCGGCTCATCCACCCTCACCGCAATCGGCGTGTCGGCGAACGCGACGACGTCCGACACACACTGCTGGCACAGAGAGAAGGTCATCGGAACCACGACCAACCCGTTCGGAGTCACATATTTCCCCGTCGAAAGCCCGTTGGGCCCCCCCACCACGCCCGAACAACGGTCGCAGGAATACGTCACCATACCGCCTCCCTCACACCAAGCGCCTGCAAAACCTCGACCTGCTGGTCGAACCAGTCCTTGGGGCCTGAATCCTTGACGACCTCGGCCTGACGGCCCTGCATCGCCGTGTTCCCATGCTTCATCAGGAAACGATAAGCGTATACCAGCGCGTCCATCATGTCCGGGTGGAACGCCGCGTCGTCGATCTTGCGCTCCACCTTCCCGTCGTCCTTGCCCCGGCTCCATACTATCTTCGAGCACTCGTCCGCGAACACCCCGTCCCGCCTCAAGTGAAGCCGACCGTGGTTCACGTCGTCCTGCAGGAAGTATATCCCCACGTCCTTGTCCCGCTTGTAGGCCGCCCGCACCGGCAAGTCAAAGGCATCGGCCAACTCCTGCGCCGTCTTCCTTCCAAGGCCGCCCGTATCCGCCCACACCTGGAACTCGTCCCTCGCCGCTGACGTGAAGGGATACCCCTCGAAGCACGATTCTATCATCCTTGTCATGTCATGCGCCAGCGTGGATATGTCATTCTTGAAGCCCTTGTACTCATCGATCAACCAGACGTCGCTCTCCCCGTCCACATAGGCCAGCAGGCAGAAGGCGTCCGCGTCCTCGAATCCAAGGTCCAACCCCCCGGTCAACCGCATCGACCGCCACTTCCCGGCAGCCCACGCGCTGAACTCCGCGTCCTCGAAGAACGCCGTCGGCATGAACACCGACAGGTCGGAGTTGGTCGAATACTCGCCGAGCAGGAACCGCGCCCTGTCCTGCCCCGTGAGTTCCTTCTCGAGCTGCTCGACGAAGTCCTCCGCGAGGTTCGCCACGTTGTCACAGGGGTTCATCTGGATCTTGCCGTAGCTCCCGGCCACCTCTTTCCCGGTGTCGGGGCTCACCCCCTCGAACCACAGCTTGTACGTCCAATGGTTGATCGACGTGGGGTTGAGGTCGCAGATGAACCGGGGCTTGAACCCCTCGATCTTCTGGGCCAGCCGGGTCCGCAGCAGCTTCACCGTCGCGAACGACACGTCCTGCGACTCGTTGACGTACAGCAGGCAGTACTCGGTGCCGAGGATCTTGTCCACCCGCTCCTTGTCGTCAAGGCCCGCGCAGATCACCTCACTCCCGTTCCTGAACGACATCGTCATCAACTGCTCGTTCGTCGTGTACTCCGCACCCAGAACCAACCCGACAAGCCTCGCCACCTTCGACAGCGTGTCGTTCCAGATGGAGTTCCGCACGTCGGTCGCGTACCGGCGTGCCACCAGCATCCTCGAGTTCGGGAACTCAAGGCAGCAGTACAACATGAAATAAACGACAAGCGCGGTCTTCCCAGACCGCGCCCCTCCATACAACAACACGTTCCTCGAGCCCAGCAGGACCTCGAGCGCCTCACCCTGACGTTCGGTGAGGGTCAAATCGTGACCCCTTCCCGGTCGCACAGCGTGTCCGCGACGGCCCCGGAGAACGCCAGGAGGGCCCCGCCTGCCGCGTCCCGTGTCTCCACGTCCGCCGCCGCCTTCATCCCCTCACGCAACGCCTTCAGCCTCGAATCGAACACCAACGGCCGGTCCATCGCCTCGCCAAGCCTGATCTCCTGCGACGCCTTCCCCATGAACCTGTCCAGCACCGCCTCCGACGCCTTGAACCGGAGCGCCGGATCAGCCGACTCGTCCTCGAGCAGGTCCTTCTGGAAACGCACCGCCACCGGAGCCGCCGACGCCAAGGCCCGCTTGACATACATCAGCGCCACATGCGTCGCCTTCGTCACCTTCCCCGCCGTCTCCTTGGGCCCAAAAACAAGCGCCCCAGAGGAAACAGGCACACTCTCCGCTTCCATAACCAGACAGTATGACGCATTCCATCAGTTTGTCAACAGGATTCGTCCACCCCGGCCATTTCACCCACCTCCTGTATCCGCTTCCCTATCCAAAGCATCACCGGAACCGCCATCGAGTTCCCGCACGCCTTGTACCTCGGCCCGTCTGCCGCGGGCTTGCCCCGGTAAGGTACCTGGGTCCAGTCGTCAGGGAATCCTTGCAGGCGCTCGCACTCACGGGGGGTAAGCCGGCGCACGGCCATCGTCTGGCGAATGTAGCTCGTCTGCTTCATCCCCGGCTGCGCGGCGAGCGCTCCGACAACATCCATCTCCCGCAGCTCGTCGCGGCTGTTCTGGGCGAAGGCGATAGCTTGTCCCTGCGCCTGGTCGAGCGTGTGCGCAACATCGTCGGCGATGCCGTGGCCGTTGGCCGAGGTCTGCGCCGTGCGGATGGCGACCACGTGGGAATGTCCCTTTGTGAGAGTGAATGAGGGATCGCCTTCTTGCCCAAATCCCAAACCTCCACTTGCGTGGCCCTCGCTCATGTTCTGGGTATCCAGCGGGTAAGCCACCGCGTGTCCCCTGTCCTCCCTGCCGAGGGGGGGGGGAAAGCCCTCGGAGATGTCGGGGTCCTGGCGGGCGTTGACGACGAGCACCTCGGCTCCATTGCCACCCTCGGTTCCGCTCGGGCCTTCTTTTGTCAGAGTACCCGCTACGCCTTCTGATTCCTTGTATTTTCCAAACTGCTGATTTATAAAGGCTGTCACCAGCGGCGTCCCCCGTCCCGTCCCGTCCTCGCTTGAGTCGTAGCGCTTGGTCAGAGCGTGCGCCAGGATCGGCGCCTCATGGTTGCAGGTCAGGGATGGCGAGCCATCCCTGCATACTTCCGCGTTGCCCTGCCCGTGGGCCATCACAAGGAAGTCGGCTTCGGTTCGCTCGTTTCCAGTGCGGCCGACTCCAGCGCCGCTTGAAGAGAGGGTGGGAGCGACTTTCCCCGCCTCCCAGCGCGGCGCAGGATTCCCCGACAGGCTGTGGCGCTCAAAAAGTACCGCTGCGGGAGGTCGCCAGTCTCCAAGATATCCGACAACGAAGACGCGACGGCGTCGCTGGGGAACTCCAAGGTACCGAGCGTCAAGAACCCGGTAGGCGAACCCATACCCGAGTTCCGCCAGCCCTCCGAGGAAGGCTCCAAAATCCCGGCCCTTGTTTGATGACAGTACTCCGGGGACGTTCTCCCAGACCATCCATTTGGGCCTGAAGCGATCAAGAAGTCCAAGATAGACGAGCATGAGGTTTCCGCGAGGGTCTTCCAGTCCTTTTCGCAGTCCTGCAACACTGAAAGACTGGCAAGGTGTTCCTCCGACCAGAAGGTCGATTGATCCTCTTTCAAGATTCCACTCCTTAAACTTCGTCATGTCGCCCAGGTTGGGGATGGTTGGGTAATGATGGGCCAGCACCGCGCTCGGAAACGCCTCGATCTCGCTGAACGCCACCGGCTCCCACCCGAGGACCTCCCACGCCACCGACGCCGCCTCGATCCCACTGCAGACCGAGAGATACCTCAAACCTCCCCCAGCATCAGCTTCGCCCGCTCCCTCGCCCAGGCAAGCCCCTCGCCTCCCCCTCCCGCCGCCTTCTCCTCCAGCGACGGCCGCCCCACCTTCCTCACCCTCACCTCCCCC